CCAATTGCACCATAAGCTGAGTTGAGTGCAATTTTTCTAGCCATCTGGTTGTTTTCGTACCTTGCAATATCCTTGAGATACTTTTTATCTTTGGTTTCTTCGTAAAGCTTTTTGGACTCAATCATCTTCTTTTTGAAGATTACTCGGTCATCATACATTTTCTGCATAAGCTTTGGAAGAAACCCTTGCTCATGAGTATCATACATTGCTCCGTTGGCACACACAGTAGCACACTCTAGAGAACTAGTATCAATTTGTTTATTCAATACTTTGTCCACAGATATGCCAGGAAACCTTTCTGGCAGTAATGTTTCAGGAGAAACATTATATTGCATAATTAGGTGCGGATATAGTGAGTTCAAGTCAAATGACACAACCCACTCATGCTTACCAAGTAAAGGATCTTTTACATATGCACCTTCATATGCATAATCTTTAGTGTGAGTGCTCTTGGGAGGAACTACAATATTCTTTTTCTTCAAATAATTGAAAATAATATTGTCCCAAGTCTTTACCTGAGAATACACGTCTTCAAAATTCTCCTTGGCATCGAATGCCATTGTAATAGCAAGTTCGATTAGTTTCATTTTATCATCAAGACGTTCAACGAGTTCTACGTCTCGGATGTTATAATCAATAAACTTTTGCCAATCTTTGGTATAAAAATCTTTGAAGTTTTCAAACTCAGAGTGATCTAGCTTTTTCTCTCCAAGTTCAACAAATGCAATGTGATCGAGACGATAAGACTCTCGTGTTACATATGTGAACTTCTTATACAGATCTAGATAATCAAGAACAGAAATTCCAGCAATCTCATAAATGATGTGAGATCTACCACGGATCCCAATTTCTCGATTAGTAACAACTGTCCATGGAGATATAGACTTCATGTGCTTGGTGGATAATACCTTTTCCAAGCGACGCATGATATATGGAATATCATACAAGCATACATTCCAACCAGTAACCACATCTGGAGTATTCTGAACCCACCATTCAAGAAACCCAGATAGCATTTCTTGTTCAGTCCAGAACACTCGATAATCTACATCAGATCTAGTATTTTCATATTCACGAACACCCCATACAATAATTTGCTTTGTATTGAGATCTTTTACTGTAATACATAGCATTTCCTCTGATGCAGCTTCCACATTTGGAAATCCATTCTCACATGCAACCTCAATGTCCAAGGACACAATTTGCATAGAAGCTATGTCAAATTTGATTTCTTCTTCTGGGAACTCATCTGCAATATATTGATACAGAAAGCGTTCATAACCATAAACATTAAAGTTATCAACGCCTTCGTACTTTTTCAGGAATTCCTTTGCATCGTTAGTTTTGTCAAAGGTGATGGGACTTACAATATCACCCTCTAGTGTTGTGTACTTACTATCTTTTTTGGATGACACAAACAATGTAGGTGAAAACTTATCTTGAAATATTTCACGAACTCCATTATTGTATCCACGATAGTGTACTACATCACGAATCAATTGTACGTTGGTATAAAACCTCATTTAGAAATCAATTGAGTGTATAGATTGAGAATTTCGGGTTTTGGTTCAATGATAGTCATAATCTTATCGGAGTTCAATAAAATATCTACATCATTAGTAAATGATGGATATTCATTTAATTGAGCATAATCTGTTTGAACAACTGTAATTTCTTTACCGTCTTTAATATTTTTTTCTTCGGTTGTTTTTAGAAACACTGCATTATCTGGGGGAAAATGTTTATCTTCATCATTATAATCCCAATATGTCAATGGGTCAACTTTGTATGGATTTTTCATGTATAGAGAAGGCTCTTCATCTAGCTCCTCATATTCACAAATAATATAATCATTGTTGGTCAGTTGAATTAGTTTAATATTCATGGTGGGCTCCATCGGAACATCTCTATGTATCGTAGCACAGTCTGGCTGGCTTGTCAAGTAAAAAGACCCAATCCCTGAAAGTTGCCAGGGTGGGTCTGTGCCGACGATATTTGGGGTTGTCCCAAGTCTATTTATTTAATTGTATTTTCTCCAGGGAAGTTTGAATCTCGGTCTTCTGTTAGGAACTTTGGGTCTGATTTAGCTCCAGTAATTGACCATGTAGTTTTCTTCTGATGTTCTGGAATAATTCTTTCAATATCTACAGTTAGTAGTCCATGCTCAAAACCTACAGAGGATACTCTGTGCTCATCGGATAATTGAATCTTGCGGGTAAATGAACGTTTTGACAGTCCTTTATGTACATACTGTCTAGAAGAATCTCTTTCCTCAACTTTGCTGGCAATCGTGAGAACGTTTTGTTCTGTAAAGACTTCAATCTCTTCTGGTTTAAATCCTGCAAGAGCGACTTCAATTGTGTAGTTACTGTTGTCATGTTTGACGATGTTGTAGGGCGGATAGTTTACGTTTACCGAATTGTGCATTGTGTCAAGTCGGTTAAACATTTCATCCAGACCTACAGCGAGTGGAGCGTAGTCGTTCCAAAATGAGTCTAGTGATTGAGTGGTAAATCGCATGTTCTTAATCTCCTTAGTAAGCGAGAGTTATTTTAGAGACCCCGAAGGCATCTCTTCACAATTATATATATGAGATTACGAAAATTGCAAGTTCGGATTTCCCGAATAAATACTAGTATCGTTCATCCACTTATGTGGACGGAAGTAAGCCGACTCGGAACGTGGCCGTTCATCGGGAAACCGACGCAAAAGCCGACTGAAGGAACGCTCTTTAACCTAAAAAACTAAGGAGAACCCTAATGTCACAAGCAACTTATCGTGGCTGTAAGTACAATACAGACACTCCAAAAGAAGAATATCGTCAGTGGTATTCTGCTACTCATGCTCCAGCTCACCCAAACAATACCTATCGTGGTGTTGCTTATCGTCCTTGCCAAAACCAGGAGGTAGCAAAGTGAACTGGTTAAATGTAATTCGTAAACAAATTCAAAAACAAAAAAGATTACAAGAAGCGCAATACTATATTGCAACTCTTAGATAATATAAAGGGGGGCATATAGCCCCCTTTTGTTTTATTCAGCTTGTTTCTTTTTTCCAATATTGTATTTAGATTCTAGTGTCCACTCAGGTTTATCTTTAAATGATAAAACCTTAATTTGACTTAGTGGTGCTGCGTCTGCAACCTGATCAGCATTTACAATTTTGACCAGACCCCAATCTTGAAGCAATTGAGCAATTCTATTCTTACGCTGAACATCGTTTAAAAATAGATTAGCTCGTTTGCCATCTAGAGCAAACAACTCTTTAAAGTGTACGATATAATATCTACCCTGCTTATGTAGAATATGACAAGATTGATATAACTTTTTTTCTTTTCTTGATGCAACCCCAATACGAGTTAGAGTTTCTCTGACTTTTAAAAAGTCATCTGGTTCGTTCAGAGTTACTTCAACCATTTGTTCTGGTGACCAACTCACTTCACTATCAGCGTTCATGTTTTCCTCCACGATTCAATTTAGCTTTTATAAATTCAAGTTGTTGTTGTGTTAATAGCTTTAAAGCAACTTTGGCTTTTTCATCACTATAACCATAATATTGTTTTATGCAATCCAGAGAATCTAGTTTCTCTTTCCTTAGCCAGGGAGAGAACCGTTTCTTTGGTCTGATAATATTTATATAAAAATCATATTGTAACTTCTTGTCAATATGAGAATTCAAATTCATCTCATTGGCAAGAAGTATAGTATCTATAAATCCAGAATAACAACGATTGACAACGTATGGAGGATATTGGCTTTCGCATTCTGGATCTTGATCCATCAAATTTTCCTTAGAAATATTGATGGAGTTTAAATAATCTTTAAGTTCAGTCACACAATCACACAATAATTTTCTTATCTGGAGTAATAATATTACTATACATTTGAGTGTATTGATCTACAATACTCTCATCTGCCTCAGCAATATATACCACAAACTTTTTATCTACTGTAATTTCAGTTTGTGCCTTGCTAATCATTGGAGACCAGGGAGCAAATCCTAAAGTTCCATGTCCAGTCGGAACTCCAACAATTGCATTCTCGACAACAATAGTGTCTTCAGTCTCACTAACCAAGTTAGTAATTAGATCCTCACCAGAGGACATACGAATCAGTTTTACATTCATTTGAATTTACTACAATAGTTTGTGTTTTTTTCTTTGATTTTCTTCCCAAGGAATAATTCTCAAATTTTCCAATTTAGCAATTTCTTCGGGTGGTATATTATTTAGATATCCCTCATATACGGGATATATATGATCTAATTGATACCCACCATCAACACCACATTTTGTTCTTGGTTTATGTTCTGGATTAATTATATCATAAAATTTTGCATAATTTTGTTCGGTTAATTTATCAACAGCATAGCGATATTGATGATATTTTGTTTTTTCATTTTCTGGCTGTTTATTCCATGCGGTATAACCAAGTTGTTTCATGTCCAATCCAGCATTCCAAGGAACATAATTTTCTTTTGCTTTTCTCATTTTTTCCAATGTTTGATCGGAATAAATTTGAGTTTTTCCTTTATTCCAAGGAGTTCTACCTTTATTAGACTTTTTAATTTTTTCTTTTGTTTCTTCCGTTAAGGATTTTCTTGGATAAGGAATTCTACCAAGAACAAATCCATCGCCAGGACATTCAATACATCTTTTGTTTACTGTACCATTGTTCCACCATTTTGCTCCTTGAGTAATCATAATACAAAGTTGCATTCGATATAACTAAGTAATACAAAAGCAACTTTGTATTACTTAAATTTACAGTCACACATAATTTCCGTAAAACAAGCCAGAGTATTAATTTCTTGGTCAGCACAGAAAGAACTTTGATATTGATACTTGGCTAGGATCAATACGGCTTGTGGTACTGATTGTGGCTCTAATGATTCGTACATAGTAGTGTATACTTTTCGGATAATAGAATTGACATCGTTATCCAGGTTCTCCACTACCCATTTACGAACATTGCCAAAGTTTTTTTCTTTCAATGATTGTACAAGGTTCTTTAAATTTACATCTGATACTGAAGCTAGAACACCAGTATCAATAACTCCCCCAGAAGAATATTTCTGAAGTTCATTCAGGACTCTACGCCAATCTGGAAAGAATTTATTAATTACTTCTGCAACAACCTTTGGATCATATTCGATACCCTGCTCCTCAAGTACAAACCTGACACGCTGGAAGAATTGTGCTGCAATTTTCTGCTTGTCTTTACCTGAGATATTGAAGTCGAATACTGCACACCTTGATTGTAGAGGTTCGATAATTTTGTTTTTGTAGTTGCAGGTGAAAATAAACCTACAGTTGTTATGAAACGTCTCAATATTAGCCCGTAGGAGGAGTTGAACGTCATTGGTTGTGTTATCTGCCTCATCAATAATGATGACTTTGTGTTTACCAGTTGCTTGAAGTGATAGGGTCGAAGCAAAGTTCTTTGCTTGGTTCCGTACCGTGTCCAGAAATCGTCCTTCGTCAGATCCGTTGATGACATAATAATCTACTCCTAGTTCATTACATAATGCTTTAGCAATTGTGGTTTTTCCAATTCCTGGTGGTCCACAAAGAAGTAGGTTGGGGATTTCTCCCCTTTCTACAAAATTTTGAAAAGTATTCTTAATATCTTTTGGAAGAATACAATCACTTACTTTCTGTGGTCTATACTGCTCAACCCACAAAAAATCATTACCAATCATTCAATCAACCTCCAAAAGTGGAATCTGGTTCAAGTGCAATCCAATATTGCAAGTTATACTTAGTGCTGATAAATTGAGAGATATTACGTGGTGAAACTAAAACTTTATATACATCAGGAATAATCTTGATATTTTCAATCTTAAAGTTAAACGCAAACTCTTTGTCCGTCTCACCTACCTTAGCTGAAAAACTATTAGATGTATCGTTGTCTTTGTTACGAACTACAAGATTAATCTCGCCTTCATCACTGATTAGAGATAGGTCTTTGAGTTGGTATACATTAGCAGCTTTGAGTAGTGAGGATAGAACTTCTTCACTCAACTCAAACTCAACATTCTCACCATCCATAGGAATTTGCTTGTCTGAAGGACTAGTAATCAAACTAGGATCAGAGAAAAAGTATTTTACTTTAGAACGACCACTTTTGATAGTTAGATAGCTAGAATTATCAAATAGAAATTCAGCGTCTTTAAATAGATACAAACCTCCCAGAAATTCATTCAAATCATATAGAGCAAAGTCCTGATCAAAAACTTCTTTGCACACATACTCAGCTAGAATATTCTTAACTGGAGATACTGTACGAATTACGCTACCTGCCTTCACTACTAGAGATGAATTGATGGTGGAGAAGTTCTTGAGAACATTCAACGTTTCATTGGAAATTTTCATACTGATTTAAATTCTTGAAGACCGTTTTGAGTGCGAGAATAGTGGCTATCAAAATGAAGCAACAGCATGGCGTAATGAATAACTTTGAGCAAATCTCGCTTGTTAAGTCCATCCTTGTCGCCATATCGACTGCCATACTTAAGGATGTTTGCTTGGCAGAATGGAGCAGCAAGACCCTTGGCTGCCATCAGATCAATTGTTTGAATATCATTGTAGCCATCTTCATCACCGCAATAGTGACCATGATAGGTGCTGACTACATACTCTTCAATGTCTTTGAGGATCTTTTCCTCATTGTACTTCCATTGCATAATTAAATCTCCAAATAAAAATGGGGAGAATACTCCCCTAGTATACACCAATCAAGCTGCCGTGTCAAGTACCTCAGATTCTTCTTCCTGAGCAGGCTCATCAGTAATCTCAGTTACAGAGGCATCAATATTTTTGTAAAGATCCAGGAAAGAATTCTTGGTGTCGTCATCAAAACGATTGATGCATACATTGATAGCCTTTTTGCGATTCTTGAAAATTGCAAATGACTGAACAATGTGAACTAGACGACGAGTTGTGATAATTTCATCAACGCCCCCATCGTAAAAAGTCTTACGGATAGTGTCTGCCCAAACAATTAGCTTATCAACAAACTCTTCATCTACAACTTCAAATGACTTCATGAGGTTCATGAGAATCTTCTTCTCAGTTGTCATCGAAGGATATGGTTGCTCAAAGGTGATAGGGAATCGCTCAAGGAAAGCTTCATTCATAACATTGGTGCCAATGAAGCGACCATCATCAGAACCCTTACCTTTGGTGTTTGCAGTAGCAATTACATTGAAACCAGGAGCAGGAGTAACATACTGGTTGATCTTCTTCAGGAAGACTCCCTTGCCCTCTAGAACAGACTGCAGACACATGATCTTGTTGCTAGCAAGGTCGATCTCATCGAGTAGGAGAATAGCACCACGCTTGAGAGCATTAACTACAGGACCATCGTGCCATACAGTCTCACCATCAACTAAACGGAATCCGCCAAGTAGATCATCTTCATCAGTCTCAATGGTGATGTTGACCCGAATCAATTCACGCTTCAGTTGAGCACAAGCTTGCTCAACACTAACAGTCTTACCGTTACCAGAAAGACCAGTGATGAAGACAGGGTAAAACATTCCAGACTTAATTACACGCTTGACATCAGAGAAGTTGCCAAATGAAACATAATTTTTATCTTTAGCTGGAATGAAACTTACCGCAGGAGTTGCAGACATAGTATTAAAAGTTTTCTCAAGTTGTTCAATAACAGTCAAATTCCAAACTCCTCGTCCAGTTTTATGAGGTTCAAGACTCTTGCAAATGGCTGCAAGAGAAGTGTTTGAGTTTGCAGCGTATTCGATTAGTTGTTGGCGAGTAACAGTTTCACCGTAAACAGCAGAAAGATTTTGAATCAGTTGGTCAGTCATTTGAGTCATAGTGAAGGAACCTTGTCGGTATGAAAGTAGTATAGGGCAAAGGGAGGGAGAAGTCAAGCGATTTGCTCGATGAATTTAGATAAGATGATTTTATTGAATGCTTTTTTGGTCATAAGTTTTTTAAATGACGTAGTAACATTTGTTGTTTCTGGTTCGGGAGTAGAACTAGATGATCTAGATGGATTATCAATAAAATACAACTCGTTATATCCAAGTGAAGTTGAAGTGAAAGATCTAGTCTTACTCCACTCAGAAGATACATCACTCCATGAAGAATATTCATCCCCGAGATATCGAGCCAGGAAAGACTTAGCACCGTAGTAATCAATTAGCCTAAATCCAACTGCATTAGATCCAGTAACCAAGCGATAATATTCAATCATAGAAGAAGTAACTCCCATTCCTCCATTAGCATTAATATTCATCAGTGTAATTTTATTTTTCTTATCTTGGAGGCACAATGTGTCATCTGGAGATAGCCAACCACCATGAATAATATTAGTTTGAGTAGAATGTGATGGGCGATTGAATGAAATAGAATTTGATTCTCCATCTGTAAGAAATACAGTATTAACCTTATCTACCTTATACGTTTTTTTGAACTTGTTGTATACTTGAATAGCTGCAAGGATACATTCATTCAGAGGTGTGCTACCTAGATCATAATGCCCATACTCGGATGGCAAATATGCTTGCATATCTAGTGCAGTGGCTAGTTTCCAGATGTTTTTCATCTGAGTTTCCAGTTGAGCGGCATTCATGGTGCTACTCAAGAAATTAACAAGAAGAAAATCATCAAGAATGTAGATCTGATGGGGGAGAATTTTGGTAGATCCTTTCCTAGAAAGTTGAGCATAATTTTTAGCAATGTTCCTATCATTGAAAGAATACACTTCAAAGGGAACTTGAACTTTTTTACAGAATTGAATCAGATTAAACAATTGCTTGATTGTACCAACAAGACTACCTTGCATAGATCCAGACCAATCAATATACATGATAAGTCCATGAGATTTTCCCTTGGGGACAACAGTAACTTTCTTGAAAATATCATCATTCCATTTATAGGAATACATCTTGTTTGTATTAAGAATTCCAGTTCCAGCAACAGCAGAACGATTATATTCTGTTGCTCGCTTCTTCATTTCAAACTCTTTAATCAAATAAGATACAGATTTCTTCGATTCATCTTTGTAAGTCTTGTACGTATTTTCTGCTTTGTTAAAAAGAGTTTCAAAGAAACCTTTGTTACGATATCCAGATGTATATGCATCAGAGATAATTGTGCTAAAAATCTTGGGCAGATCTACTGCAAAATCTTTCCATGGAATAACATGATTATCAATATCAACCTCTGGAGGAGTTAGATAGATATAGTTCTTATTTTGATTGGAGACAAGCTGCTGCTGATTCTTGGTCCACGAATTATCTGTGTCCGAAGTAAGATCTAGATCATCACCATCCTTACTATCAGACCCAATAGGTGCTGTTTCTGGTGGTGTGGTTTCTTTATTCTCAGAATTTACTCCAGCAGTTTGCTCTGTTTTACTTTGGGTTTGACTGGAACTTTCTGGAGTAGAATTTTGATCAAAATCAAATTGTTCCACTTCGCAATCAAACTCATCCCCAGAAGAACTCCCAACACTTACCTGCTGTTGCATTTCTTCTTTGACATAATCAACAAGTTCTTGGACAATTGCAATTACATCATCAAATGTCTCTGCATCAGAAACTTTTTGAATAATGGGTTTTTCTTCTGAGGAAAAATTAATAAACACTCCACCTAGATTACCTAGCTTGAAGTATAGGTTAATACGATCAATAAACTTTAACTCATTGATATCAATATCGCCAAGCTCAAAAAAGTCTTTATCGTTCAGTTCGGAATATCCACGATAGAAAGAACGAGCAAGACCAGGATACTTACGTTTCATGAGTTTCTCAATGCGAGCATCCTCAATCACATTCAGATATCCCTGAGGAAGATTGATATCACTACCAAAGAGATCTGGAGTATACAGAGCATGTCCCACTTCATGTCCCACGAGGAGATCATAGATATCTGAAGATACTCCTTCCCAGATAGGAAGAGTCACGACACGATTGTGGGTATCAAAACTTGCAGTTGGAACAGAACGGTGCTCTACAGTAAGGTTTTCTGTTGCCAAAAGTTTAGCAAGAATACTTTTGGACTGTTGAATGTTGGACATGAGTGCCTCAGTTCGTTGCACTCATACTAACAAGCTCAACCCATCTTGTCAATGGGTTGAGCCATAAGTATTGCTTATACTTCTTTTACCTTACTAAAGTTTTTGACTTTTTCAAACTGAAGTACTTTCTCAAACTTATCATGTAGTACATCTCCCTTATGAGATATTACAAATACATTAGTATCGCTATCTATACCACGGATAATTTTTAAGAAATCTTCAGTTCCTGCCGTATCAAGTGAACTATCAAATACTTCGTCAAGTATTAGTATATTTGTACTCGCAGAGTTTTTAAGTTTAGCAACAGATCTCCAAGTAAACATGAGAGATAAATCAATTCTCATTTTCTCTCCCTCAGAAAAAGAACTATAGCTAAACTCATCACGGAATCTAGATTTGATAGTTTCCTCAAAGTTTTCATCTAAGTTAAAGTTAACGTAAAAGTCCATCAGCTGAAGATACTTATTAATGAGTTGATTCATTACTGGTAAGTATTTTTTGATAATTTTTGATTTGATTCCAGTGTCTTTCAGTAATGTAGATACAATTTCATAATATGTTTTATTAGCTTTCATTTTATCGACCTGCTTCTTTAGTATGACACCTTCGGAAGCTAATGTGGTCAACTTCTGTTTTTCAATAGCAATGTCTTTATCGGACTCAGAGATCTTTTCGATTTCTTCCTTCAACGAATCAATGAATTTAGTTAAACTTTTGCAGTTATAATTTTGTGATGCAATTTTAATATTTAAATCATTAATATCATTTAGAATTTTCTGTGACTGTTCAATGATTTCTTGTGCTTTTTCAATCTCAGTTTCTACTTCAGAAATAGCAGATTCCAATTTAGTAATTTCTGTATTACACTTTGAAATATGAGTTTCTTTTACTTCCTCAGTTAAATCTTGATGGCAGGTTGGACAAACATCATTATCATTATAAAAGTTTATGTTGCTTTTATGATCAGTTAGTTTGGTAGAGAATTTGGTTTTATATTTGTCTAGTTCTTTAATGTTTACTTTGGGGAGCTGTGCAAGTTCATCATTCTTGTCAGCTAGTTGCAAACACAATTTATCATACTGCTCATTACATTCCTTAATTTGTTTTTCGTAATCTAGTATCTGCTGATTTTTTTCGTCAATACTTTTTTGAGACTGACCTGCAATATAATCAATATGATCTTTTTGCATTTTGACTTTTTCTTTTAGAAAGTCAATTTCAGTTTCAAAAGTTTTTATGTTATCGTTATTAGTTTTAATCCTGTCCTTTAAGATTACATTCATTGTAGAGAATATACGAATATCCAGGAGATCTTCAATAACTTCTCTTCTATGTGCTGCAGGAAGTTGCATGAATGGCACAAATGTACTAGATCCCAAGATTACAATCTGAGTGAAAGATTTGTAATTTAGTTTTAGGATATTTTGTTCCAGATACTTCTGTTGATCTGATGCGGCAGCTACCTGATCCAAGATTTTACCATCAATCCAAATTTCAAAAATATTTGGTTTCAAACCTCGTATAATTTTGTACTCTTTAGAACCAATACTAAACTCAATTTCTACTTTACAATCTTTCTCGTTAATTGAATTGATAAGCTGATTTTTATTTACCTTGCGAAAAGATTTATTAAAAAGAGCAAATACAATAGCTTCAATTACAGTACTCTTACCAGCACCATTGGTTCCAATGATTAAAGTTGTGTTGGTATCATTTAAATTGATAGTAGTGGGAGTATTCCCTACAGCAAGAAAATTTGAGTACGTTACAGACTTAAATAAAATCATAAGAAACAGTATCAGGAGGAATTACAAAATCGTCAGGTGTTATTACACAGTAATTATATCCAAAATTCTCGCAGGCGATAACGGCATCCTCTTCTTCAATTTGAACCAATTGCATTTCAGGAAAACCATCAGCTTCAAGAAGACCAACATAACGAAGAGCATCGTCTTCGTCAACGAACATTTGCAAAACTTTACTTCCATCGGAAGTTTCTACTGCATATGCTCCTTCTTCTTTTTTGTCCTTGAGAGTTAGTATATACATTACTGAATTTCAGAAGCTTCTAAGTAAATAGATTTTATGATAGATTTCAATTGAGATTTATCATAATTATTTTTCATATCTTCTATATATCTCTGCAAAGTAGTTAGAGTATCTTCATGCTCTAAAATTTCATCATCATTTTTATCCAGAAGAATCTGAGTGTCTTCGATAATTTTTAAGTCATGAACTCCAAGAGTATAGAACTTTTCAATTACTTTGTCAAATGTGTATAGATCATTCTTCTCTTCAACAATTACCTTGACATAAGTATCTGCGTATTCAGTTAGATCAACTTTAGTGTAATCATTTTTAGTATCATCATAATAAAACTTCTTGAACATCCGATATGGATTACGAATGAATTTTAGTTTTCTAGCATCCAAATCATATAGATGAAAACCTCTTTCTTCGTTGTAATCACTCCAAGTCATTTCATATGGATTGCCAAGATAATAGATATTATCGTTTCTTGACTTGTGATGAAAATGACCAGAGAATACTCGTTTAAACTTAGAAAATATGTCCCTGTCTAAACCACCCTCAAACATATGTCCTGGATGAGCTTCAAATCCATTGATTTCAAGATGACCCATCAACACTTCTGATTTAGTATTTTCTAGATGGTTCATCACTTTGAATTGATTTTCTGAATTAATCCAGGGAACCATAGTAATGGTATTTCCTAGTACATCAATATCACAAATTTCATCGTATACTGTGATGTTGTCATATGAATGCAGTAGAAGCTTATGAGCGTTTAATCTGTTTGTGTTTTTAAAGTAACAATCATGATTACCCGTTAACATATGAACTTTGAAATCTTTCAATTTGTCAAAAATATTTACTTTTGACCACTCCAAGCTTTTAAAATCAATAACTTTCCTATTATCAAATGCATCACCAAGATGAAATACAGTTGAGATGTTATACTTCTCTAAAGTAGGAAAAAATACATTAGTATAAAAAAGATTAAAATAATCATGAAACTCTTTGGAGTTTTTTCTCGCCCCATAGTGAGTATCTGTAATTATAGCAACTTTCACTTTTGTTGCCTCCTACTATTTTCTTGAGCTGTTTTCATAAGGTGTTCTTGGTGAGTAATGATTTGAAGATTATCTGGGTGGTGCAATCCACCCTCAAATAGTGGAATAATATGATCTACATCATACTGCATACCAGTAGTAACTGTCAAGTGCTGGGCTTCTTGGTATATATTTTGAATTTGTCTTAATTCGGTTTCGTTAATTTCAATTGGAATGCCTTGTTTTACTCTAGCATATCTTCTCCGTTGTTTTTCACAATTTACTGCCTTTCCTCTTTCCGTTTGCGAGTATCGTTTATTATTTTCTCTAATTGTTTCTTGTCTTCTTTCTCTATTTTTAGCATGTTTTTCTTGTGTCCTATATTGAGCCATTAATTCATCATTTAAAAGATTTTTTAATCCCCGTTCTCGTTCACATTTAACACAACTACCATTACTTGTATATCTTTCAATATTACCACATTTAACACAAGGTTTATATCCTTGGTATGTAACATCTCCATTTTGTTTTGCTAGTTGCCTTCTTGGGATAGAATCTTTAGTGAATTGATTTGCCATAGCATCAAGATGTTTATTTTATTTATACATTTAGATGCTCATCGGTTGTTGCGATACTCAAGATTTTCTTTGATACTATTCATATCAGACATATTGAATCCCATAATATTATCGTCTGCGGCGAAGACCTGATCATAACCAGATCTTTCAAGTAGTTTATTTTTTACTTCTAGTTGTTTCTTTTCTTTTTGAATCCTGCGAAGGAAAGCAAAATAAATGATCTGAGTAAAATATGCAAAAGGATTAGTAGATTTCTCTGGGTCAAAGTTATCAATATATTGGAGACAGTTTTCTATGCCATCACAAATCATATCATCTTTAAACATATAGTTGACAAAGTTTGGACGATATGATAGGTGAGTTGCAATCTTCAGGAAGCACTCTCCAATATAGTTAGGAACTCTTGGTTTATCCCTACCTTCTTCTTTTGCTAGTTTAACTTCTTTTCTGTAAACCATTAAGGCATCTAAGAAATCCTTATTATTTACATAATGTTCTTTTTTCTTCATTGTAGGTCAGTTGCATTGGATACATCCTAACACAGTATTACTGATTTGTCAAGGGGTCAGGGGGGGGGTTGACAAACCCATAGGATCTGTGTATAATAACCATGTCAGGGTTCAGAAATTAGGTCTTAGAGTTCTTTAGAGTACTTAGAGACCTTAAGAATCAATATTGAGTTTAAATGATTTCTCTAGAAGTTTCCTTGCTTCTTCAATCTTATTCTTGAATCCTAGTTCCTTATCTAAAGATACTCTATTATTGTGTTCTTCGTTTAGATACTTTTTTAGAGTACTACGATACAGAGTCAATATTTTATTATCTGCTTCACCAAC